TGTTACATCCGCTTCAAGCAAGATTGTCGTTTTGTGTAAAATGTTCAAACAATTATCTTGTCTCACTTTCTGTGAGCTCAGGAGCATGGTCGGTTGATTGTTATGTGCCAGATACATGTAACGTCTGCAGTCCTAACCAAAGTGATGTCCAATACACAAAGTACACTTTCCATTTACCAGGAGATGTTGTTCGTCACTTTATCCTCAACAAGTTCATGCTAGCGCCTAAACCTCTCAGCATGAGTTTACATGATCAAATAGGCGCGTTTATACGTGAGAAATGTAAGATCTTCGGCCTGTATGAGTACGCTCTATGCGAGTTTTTGCCCACAATTTTGGACAATCAGTGCATCAGACTACCAACTAAAGTGTCTTTGAAAATCATAACCAACAACGAAGATGTTTGGTTGCGCAAACAAGACTTATTCAGACCATACACAGGCGAAGAAATCACGTTTAACATGCCGAAAATCTTTAGGAGCGCGCATCGCTATCAAGCTATGATAGACGTGGTGTGCCTTAGCCTAAGCACTTTCACCTACTTACTTTACGGTACTGTCGTTAGTTTAGATATCGAGGGGGAGAACATCATGATGTCATCACAATTGTACCAACGCTACGAAGAGATGTTGGTCAGCACTGAACATGTCCATGATTCACCAGTTATGAATAGTGAAGTCATAATTGACCCTTCCCAACCTAACAACGATGTCAAAGTCATTGATAAAACTGAGATAGATATAAGGGAGACCTTACCCACTGATTATCATAACAGGGCAGTCACAGCAGATTGCGCTTATGTGGCAGTAGGGCCCTTGTTTTACGACTCTCACCATTTCAAAGTGAACCATAAGAACAATACATTGGAGGCAATAGCTAAAAGAACAGCAGTGAACTTCAAGGTTGATCATCATAGTGATGAATACTTAAAATTCACAGCTTGTTACAATTTCATCATATCCAATGTATTTACCGATAAGAATATCACCCAGACGTTCCATGAGATGATGACAAATGACAGTAGTTTTTTAATGACACACAAACCCAAGAAGATGAGCGCAACAGAGTACATGAATCGCATTTTCGAAAATTTCGAGAAACCACTTAGCAGCAACGTCTGCTTTGAGTCCTTTTTAAAATTGGAAAGCATTCACAAACTGAAAGCGCCACGTATCATCATTAATGAAGGCCCTAATACCGTTGTTGGACAGTTGTTAGTAGCATTGATATACGAACATATATTGTTCGCTTGGCTGCCAGCCAATAACATCAAGAGACTCACAAGGGATGAGTTTTGCTACCAATTGAGTGTCCGACACTCGCAGACCAATAGAAGGATCATCACGCGTGGGAATGGTCAAGAAATTGAGAATAAACACCGATGCCTACTAGAGATTGACCAAACATCTTTCGACATGAGTGAGAGCCTTATGGAGATAAACGGCAACAAGGTTGGCCTATTGCTTGGTGAATCACAATTGTTCGAGAAGATCTCCGGGAAGCTATTTGATTGTCTAGAGAACAGCATTAGCGCTAGGAGCATTACTTGGAGACGCGACAAACCTTCCCAACTAGTATTTCACACAAAGAGTGGTATGGTCAAAGCAAAACTCGACAGGCGAGTACGCCATAGTGGAGATCGTATGACTTCCAGTGGGAATTTTCTTATTGAATTCGTAGCCACTATGACAGCATTATTTGACGACCCACTTACCGTGTTACAAGAGATACCTAGGTATTCCATAAGGAAATATCAAGATTTTTGGTATGGCCTTCGGACAGAAATACGCGATTACAATGGCTTTGTTGGCGTGACACAAGGTCACACGAGTTTAGTCTCACCCATTATAGAGGGAGATGATGGTATGGTAGGAATTGAAAGTGATAATGAATTGAACGAGGATACTATTTTGAAGAGGTACAATAAATTAGGTCTTGACGCGAAAGTAGCACTAGTCTCCAACGGAGCAGTCAACTTTTGTGGAATTAACTTTCTGGTCGAAAACGGAAGGACCCAAAACAACGTTTTCGCCCCCGACATAATCCGGGCTATAAGCAAAATTGGCATAGCACGCAAGACCCTCACAAAGAGAGATATTTATTCAGCGAATTTGGTAAGAGCGGCCGAATTCGCAGGCAAACAGGACTGGTTAGCACGCATCTATAAAACAATCGCAGATGCTCATAAATGTGAAGGAATCACACTCAGCAAGGAAGACGAAATGAAATATGGTAATGCAACGCAGAACAATGTTTTAGGCACATACCAAAAATATTACAACACCATATCCGGACTGAGCGTCAGCGTACAAGGCAAGTTGCTGATAATGAGCATGAAAGAAGGAATTAAGAGCAAACACAAGAATTATGACCGTTTGGATGAAATCGTCGATTTCTTGTTATCCCACTCAAGTATTGACTGGGTGAACACTCCTAATCCAAAAACATATTTACCACCGATCATCCGTGAAGAATTAGAACCTTATCTATACACCAAGACTGCACGATGTTACAACAGCGAAATAGGAACAGTTTATTATCGAGTAGCAAAGTGCACAGACACATGGGAATGGAAAACAAGCGTAGGAGTTAGAGACATATCATATGTCACTGACGCCAAGTGTGTGAGGTGTGATAGCCGCACACTATATCGCAATCACACTGTTAGGGAGATGATCAACATAAAGAGGAAATCAGACTTACGATACATATGCGCAACCTGCCATCATGTAGATGCTGGTTACACATATAGTCTAGACTTCTCCTAACAACACTTCACGGTGGTAGACATTAATGGTTAAAACAACAAAGATCCCTAAGAGAACCAATAAACAAATGAAAGCACCGAAACGTCGTCCGAAACAGACACAACGTCGTAGAACTCAAATGAGCAGCAGTCAAATGGTCAATGCCAATGTGAACGTCGCCAAGAGGTACATGGATCCTGAAGGTAAAGTAGACCCACCAGCATCCACTTCATCCCTTGGAAATTTCACCACCCTTAATAGTATATGCAGACAATTATTAGTTACCAGTGCAAGCGCTGGCTCTGATTTGTTTGTTTGCGTGCAATGGACACCCACTAGCAACCGATTGGTTTACTGGTCTGGAGTCACAGCAACACCATATATAGGAGTGGTCCAATTAGGCAATTTGGTTTCTAATGTGCCCACAACTAGCAAACCGCTGAGATTGGCAGTCACAATCCGTAACACCTCGGTATACACATCCACAGAAGGGAGTGTAAGGGTGCTATGCATGCCACAAAATCTCGATTGGACCTCAGCTTTTGCCACCTCCAACACATTGACTAATTCTTTCTGCTCTAGTATTGACGCTATGATCGAATCCAACAATAAAACAGTTACTTTCACTGCAGCAGAATTGAAACAAGGCAAGAAATGGATTTTTGCTCCCGTCTCCAATGTAGGTTACCACAATTGGTATGAACAAAGTGAAGCATACACACTTCAGAACAGTTTAGTCCTGGGCGCGCAAGCTGACGCCATGACAACTTTCTTAGTTAAGATACCTTATGTGGCAAATCGTAACACATATGACTTTACAGTCAGATCACAAGACGGAGCCAGATACCCAGCCAATTCAGTATTAGCCAACACCGCAAAGTCGGCCGCTAGAAGCGCTCCAGGCGCCATCGAACGCATACATGCGGTGGCCAGTGAAACATCACACATCGCAGAGGATGTCGGTCATGTTTTTAGTTCGATCGGTAACGCAATACCACAAGTCGCCGGAGGCATATACAATGCAATCCGTGCTGGACAAGGTCTACGATCTCTTTTCAGTTCTGCAGCCCCGCTCATTGAGGAGGTCGGGGAGGCTGCACCTTTGTTATTGATGTAGGTCACATCTTTCCTTTAATCGTCTACACGAACATTTAACACAAAGCGACTAGGTCC